GCTCATTTATTCCTCCACGACATCAAATTCATCATCGGTACAATGTTCGCCTATAAAAACTTCATCACCGTCTTTATAACCTTTTCCATACCAATATTCATCATTTGTTCCTTTTCCACCGTTTGAGCCAACTACATAGATTCCACGATAAATAGCAGAACTTGTTGGAGTGCCATCATCATTAAACAAAGTACCATAAGCAAACATTTCGTCTTCTCTAAAGGCTTCTGAACCTTCTTTAAAGAATGTGTCTTTTTTAGCAAAATATCGCTTCATTTTATTCCTCTGATAACCCTTCTATTTCTTTCCAAAGTTCTTTCTTAATAGAGAAAACACAGTCGGTGCTATCATCTTTGTCGCACTTTGGACAGATCCATCTTCCAATATCTGGTCTAGTTTTTCTTAACTGTTGCCACTCGTCTTCTTCTAAATGGCGATAAATAACTTTACAAGGCAGACAAACTGGTGGTCCTAACATTAGTAAATCCTCAAAAAATGGTCTTCTGTTAATTTAATGCCACACCAAGGACAACATGAAATTGATTGGTCAAAGTCGGCATAACTAATAAAATTACTAAAATAAAACTTTTTATCTTTAAAAGAATAAAAGATTAATTTGTAATCTATGACTTTGCTACAACAGCCAACTTCTTGCCAAGTACCTGTAAGCATTTATTCCTCCTTATTGGGCAGCAGTTCTACCCGCACCATCTGCTTACCAAGAAAGTTTACCACGCTGTCGGTGTAGTTGCAAGAGAAACAAATAATGCTGCCCGAATAGGGACCAGTTAGTGGCATACTTCTGATCTTTAATGTTTCTTTGTCACAACTTGGGCATTTGGTGCCAATAGGCGCATCGCGTTCCATAAGCATACTTCGGGGAAGTAAGTTGCCTTCTTTTGCGACTGTCTTTTGGTTATCTATCATTTGTTTGATTAATTCATCCTTCAACTTGCCGTCTTTATCAAACATTTATTCCTCCACATGGAAACATTCTTTTATTAGTTCTACCCGTATCCAGCCTTCACTACCTTCGTATTGGGTAGCGATCTTTCCACGCCAGAATCTATCATCTTCCTCTTCCAATAGCAAGTTGATAGTTTGTCCGATCCATGCTTCATTAAACATGTAATGACCGCCTCCGCTGCCTAAATGATCGTCCATAACAGGACAGATGTAGGGAACACGGTTTAGTTTGAGTTTCATTTTATAACCTCTGTATCCAATCTCGCAGATCAACAATTTCATACCAATCTACTGTGGCTTCTCCTTGTGAGTCGGTTACTTTATAAGTATAAATTGTATTCTTAATCTGTCCTTTTTTTGGACCTTTTGTATAGAGATCGTGATTTGCTATTTGAGTAACCGTTGCTTCTGCTTCTTCACGGGTAGAATAAGTCTCACGCCAATCTTCTGTGCCAGCAGAGGGATAATATCCATAACCAGCAATTAATAAAAAAGGTTTCATTTTATCCTCAACAAGTTAGTTCTGTTTTAATGTCCATCACTTTATTATCTGCTGTTGTTGTAATTGTCCAATCAACTGGTGGTTTTACAGCATCTTGTACTACTTGTACCGTAGGAATGTAAATTGGTTTTGGATCATAGCCTACACCCTGCCCGCCAATAATAGTAACGGTATTTGGTGTCACTTTCTTTACAACAAGACCAAGATGTTCCTTTAAAATTTTCACTTGCGCTTCGTTTAGGGTTGTTGCGCCCGATAGCTCAAAATACCCTTGTAACCAATATGTAAACTGTTCTGCTGTCATTTTATTCTTCTCCTTAACTGATATTTATCGTTAGCAATTTTACGTGTGCATCTTGAAATTTTTTAAGACTTGGTAAATTATTTTGTATATAAGTTTGTGCTTGTTCCCGTGAAGCAAATAGCAGTACATCTTTGCTGTAATAATCTTCCCAATCGTGATGACTAAAAGGATTTATACGCAGGAGTTTAAATTTTGTTTTACCTTTTACTATTACCCATTTTTTTAATATATCTTGACCACTAAATAAAATCATTATTGGTCTTCTCCTATCATACCGCGTAGTCGCCGTATGTGCATACGCTTCTTACTTGCTGTTTCTGTCACAATATTATAACCCATACCATTAAAGCCATTTTTTAGTTGATCTTCGGCTTCAAGTGATTGGAGTAGATCAAGAGCTGTACTTTTTAGTTGTATATAATCTTGGTGTAGATTGTTCGCCATCATTTCGTAATCAGTCATAGAACAAGTACACTCGTACATATTCCAACTGTTGTGATTTTCGTGTTTGCTCATTTATCACCATACTTCTTTTTAAGTCTCTCGTACAGCTTGCGTTCATCAACTTTTTGCTTTTCTTTTTGCTTGTCTGCTAAAACTTTCGCCTTCTCTAAATCTTTCATACGCTTATCATATTCTTTATCGGTTTCCCAGCGGTAGCCAACAATAATCCAATCTGATGGATGAAAATCATCGTTACCATTAGGTTCAAAATGCAATTCTGTCCATTCACCACTCTCGCCAGCAGCCTCTGCATTTTGCATTATGGTAATATTATGCCGAAGACCACTATGCGGAGAGATAGTTTGATAAACGTCCCAAACACGAATTTTACCGCTCATTTACTTCTCCTATACAAAATCATCATAAATTTTTTGGAATCCAATAAACCACAACCCGATAGTTGTGATTGGCCCATCGTGCCATTCTTCAAAATATCCAAATCTGCGAACATCTGGATGTTGCCAGAAGATGTAGTAGGCATAGCCTTTATAGATATACCCAAGATACTTACCTTTCCAATCGCCTATAAGTTTCATAGTTCCTCCACCCAATACGCCCAATTTACGCAAATATAATCATCAAGTGCTTGCTCATCGCTCTCATAAGTAAAGTTATGTTTCTTAAGGGCGTATTCACGCTGATAAGCGATTGCTTCCGCTTCGGTACGCTTTTCGTAACCAACGGTGTCATCTTCTTTTGGATAGTTCCAAACTAGGTATCTCATTCTAGTTCTCCTAGATCATAGGCTACACTATCCAACGCTGCCTGTCTAGCACTTTCTATTGACGGAGCTGTACCTTTTTCTTCTACTTTTATTGTCCACCAATATTCGCCTGTTTCTAGTGGACCACCAATAACAATTTTAATTGGTCCGTTGTCACCAATAATTTTAACTTTGTTGAATTCTTTGATGTTGATTGTAGACCATTCGATTTTGGACATAAGAAAACCTCACCCTCTAGATAGTAGCAGGGTGAGGCAGAGATGTCAAGTTCTTTTATTCTGCGTGTGCTTCTTCGCTATCACCTTCTAGATTATAAAAGGCTTTTGCGTCACCTTCACGATTATCAAATTTAACAACAACTTCTTGTTCCATTAGATCGTAAACTGTTTTTTGGAATTCCGAATCTCCTCGCATTAATTCAACCCATTGTTTTTCTTGAAATTTCTTTGGCTTTCCTGCTACATCCAATTCATACCAAGCGCCGCTTTGCTTAATAAACGGTTTAACGGCTTCAAAGATTGATTCTTCATCAAGAACACCAATTTGATCAGCCCACATAATACGGAAGAAACATTCACGACCTTGTGAACCAAAACGCGATTTCTCAAGACGGCATTTAACCTCAGAGCCAACACGATAACCACGTTCGTCAACAACGTAGGAATCTTTGGCTTTACGACCTGTTAACCAAATACGCAAGCTGTATGAATAAGCTAATGCTTTTCCACCAGGAGTTGAGTATTTTTCAGAATCCGTTGCATATTTTGGATTTTGAACTGTTAGATTTGTTTTTAATTGATTCAGGATCAATAGCGTTGCTTGCTTATTAGCAATTGGCTGAATCAACTTTGATAAACCTTTTGCAAGAATACGTGGTTTAACCGCCATTGATGATTGTGGATCAAAGTCGCCTTCCAAATCAGTTTTGCTTGGTGTTAAAGCCATTGAATCCCAAACAAATAAGAACTTCTCGTCTGTTGTTTTTAGGAGATCTTCAATTGTTTCAAGAACGAATTCAACTGAATCGGCTTGAACATATAGAAGTTTTTGAATATCACAACCAGCTTTTTCTAGGAAGTCTGGATCAATAGCACTTTCACTATCAAAGTAGACAACTGAAATACCTTGCTTTTGTGCATTTGCAGCAATTTGCGCTGCCATATAGCTTTTACCAGAACCTTCAAGACCAGCTAATTCTGTTACTTTACCAACTGGTACACCAGCTAATTTACCACGACAAATAATTGAATCTAGCCAGCGTGAACCTGTTGAAATCCAATCTGTTACTTCTGTAGGATTATCTTCATGCAAATCAAATGCAACTTCACGACCTAATTTTTTATTAATCATCGCTCGCATATCTGCGATTGAAACTTTTCCTGCTCCAGTATTTTCTTTTTTCTTCATGCTTTTCTCCAAATAAAAGGGGGACAAGGATCCACCCTGTCCCCCAGTTATACTATAGGGCTTAATTTATGTTAAGCATCCATTAGTTCATCGAATGCAGCGTCAACAGCATTCTTGCTAGAAGACTTTGGTGCAGATTTAGCAACTTGCTTTGCACCAAATTTAACTGTTTCCTTTGATTCTTTTTCTACTTCTTCTTCGCTATGATCGCCAGCTAGATACTCATCTAGAATAGCAGCAACTTCCTCAGTTGTTTTGCGAGTGTGTAGCTTCTCAAAGTCTGGAATTGACTCTAGAAGTTCTTTGCATTCATCACCAGTTCCTTGGCAAAGCTTGCTTGTCTTAACGCGAGCAACAACCTTTGTCATTGGGAAGCTTTGGCCTGGAGCTTTGCTAACAGTCAAAGTTAGATCACGACCTTCTTCTGGATCTGTGATATCGCCATAATCTGGGTTTAATACAAGACCAATAAGCTCTTGATAAACATTCTTACCATAACCCCAAACCTTAACGCCTTCTTTTTCTTCACCGCGAACAATTACTGGTGAGAAGAAACGCTGACGAGGAAGAAACTTCTTAGCCATCTTAGCGCTTTCCTCGTTCTTTTCCTTATATAGCTTGCTAGCAAAATCACAAGCTGGACATACATCGCTGTGATTCTTTTTAGGGCAAAGGAAACCACCCTTATCGCCTAGTTCATAGTGAAACCAGTATTCCTTGAATGGATCGCCGTCTGATGTTGGCACAACACGAACGGTGTATGAATTACCTTCTTTTGGCGAGAAGAAGCTTGTCTTATTACCGCCACCTTTGTTTTGTAGAGCGTTCAATTTCGCTTGCATTTTTTTTACGTCAATACCCATTTTATTTCTCCTTTGTCGGGGGCAAATCTTCCCACCGAACTGTTATGACTCTACCACGGTCTGTGGTGAGAGTAAAGCTAAAAATTAATATCTTTTTCTACGACCTCTCCAACGACGGCATTCCAATTAAATACACGAAATTCTCGAAGGTCTAAATCATATACTACCTCGGAACCATCATTTTGTTTAGCGGATTTTCCACCTTTTAGCGTTTCGGTTAAAAATTGCTGTGGAAGATCTTTCATCTTTGCAAAAGTCATTGTTCTAAGGCTTCCATCTTTCTTTTTAAATGTTCCTGTGTATGCTTTCATTCTTGAACCTTTCTGCTCCATGCAGCTACATAACAAAAGCTTTGCTCATAGCCTGTGTGATGTATTCTATACGAAATCTTTGTCTTGTCAAGAACTTTCTCACGCATACGTTCTTTTATTGCTCTAAATAGTTTATTATTTGTTTTTAAATCGTTTTCATTTATACCAAAATAATAGCATTTATCGTCTATAAAATCTAATTGATAAAATAATTTTTCTATATCATTTTCTAAATCATAAACACCAAAAGTTGTGATCCTGCTTATTTCTTTTGGAGGACTAGAGTTATCTATAACTGCATCTTCATTTTGAAATTTTGTTATTCCAATAAAAGCATTATAAATAACTTTATATACATTTTTATTATAATCAACAATTGGCATATCACCAAGAACATTTTCTATTGCTGGTATGCTGATAAGAAAAATATTTTTAAATATTCCAGACCTGGCATATTCTTGTAAAACACTAAAAGCAACGCGATCTTGTAATTTGGCAACGCTACCAAGCATTTCTACATCATTTCTTATATATAATATATTTATTTCTTTATCGCTGAGTTGTTTTAATATTTGTAGGGTACAACCAGCTATTGTTGCCGAGCCATCAACAATTAAAAGCGCCTTATCTGTTATATCATTAAAAAAACTTGAAAGGTCTGGAGTTGTTTTTTCATATGCTTCTGATGTTTTTTGCTGTAGCAATGAGAAGCAGTTTTCTCCTTCGATATCAACATCAATTAATTTAACTTTGTATTCTAAATTATTTTCAAATAATTCGGCTATATCGCAACCAACATTACCAAGACCAATTACTGTATACATTTATTCTACCTTCAGGTTTAGCTTCTTCATATTACCATAATCACGCCCAACTTTAATGTTACAAAGAAATCGTCCAAACTGTGTATTTTGAAGAATTTTTGCAATCTCTAAAATATGCTCTTTTTCGTCATCAGTCATATCAAGTACAAATTCATCATGCAGCAAAAAAGCAACAAAGCTTTTTTTATCCCGTAGATAATCGTCAACTTTAATTGCTTGTCTGTGAAAAAGATCAATAAATGTTGATTGGTTTAAATATGGAATAGCATGATGCTCGTCGCTTTCAATTTTACGACCAAACGGAGTGTGTACGTATCCATTTACCCAATAAAGTTGCTTTAACGCATCTTTTTTAAAGACATTATCGAGTTTTTGAGCGTATTGGTGGTAGATAGGATTACTAGAATTGTATAACCACTCAATGACAATTTTCTTGGCGTTGTTTCGCGATACATTTCCAAGAATGCTCTTCCCAATCCATTCATATAAATCCTCCTGCGGCTGTACACAATTTAAAAGCGCGAGCGACGTTCTCAACTCCGCTGCATTGACATCAAATGCTACAAACCAATCGTTGTGCGGTTTTAAGACATTACGAAATTGTTTTTGGAAGCTTTGAATTGGAAAACTTCCTTTTTTCATTGATAAACGTCCAGTAATGGATCCAAAAAGGTTGTATTCAATATTTCTGCTTACATCACGCATGCGATGATAATAAGTTAAATCCCGTTCGCTTAATATATTATTTTTGAGTTGTTCAATATCTAGATTTAACTCACGATGTTTAATGTCGATAAGCAACTCATTAAATCTACGATAAAAATTATACTCTTGTGGTTTTTCATAAGTGTCAAATACGTGTTGAGTAATTTTGTTTTTAATGTCACAATACTTCTCCAAAAATCTTTGTGGCGTTAAATCAAAAAAGCAATTTTCTTCTAGTGAAACTTTTGCCTCAATAAAAGAAGACATAAAGGCTTTTAATCTTGTTTTGATTTCTGTCCATTCATCGCGAAGATGTTCTGGACAAATCTCATCAAGAGATTTGCCTTCACAGTATAAATTTGCATATTGGATTTCTTGCCCTTTTAAATAGGGTGAATAACTCCAAGATGCCGTTAAATTTTGCGGGATTTCATCAAAAAATAATTTACTATCTGCGTAGATTCCTACGCATTCTTTTTTGTCGTCCAATGTTTGAAAAAGCATATTTCCTCTAAAATATTATTTTTGGCTTAGACTGAGTGCCAACAGCCGCACTGTCACTTTGTACCACGGAGGAATTATTTTGTAAAGAGTCATAAAATCTTGAGCCTTTTAATTCATTAAACCTAGAATTAGCAAATTTTAATCCATCCTCAAGTTTACCTAATTTTATATAATCATTTGATATTTTTACTATATTTTCAAATTGTTGTTGGGTAAAACCCATATCTAATTCTAAATTTTTAAAATAAATATATAAACGCATCCAATACGTATCTGGGAACTTTTTGTAATAATATTCTTTCGTGGGCAAGTTTCTTACTTTACTTTTTATAGTATTTGCATTCCCAGAACATAATTTATTTAAATCTTCTCCATATACTGTATTGTTTACTAAAAATCTTTTATAAGATTCATAAAAATATTTTTTTAATTCATCAATATCTTCCATATAAACTTTTTTAAATCTCTTCTCAAAAACGTCATCAATACTTTGTAATCCATATTTTTGATAATATGGTCTTAAAGCTTCAGATGCTAAATCGGCTGTAAGAACAAATGGAAGATGTTTATCAAAAACAAAACCAAATCTAGCACACGCTTCGGAGAAACAAATAAAGCCATCATCTAAAAAGTATCTTAAATATTTGTTTACATCGTCGCCCACATCATCAGTATTAAAATTAAACATTATTCCACTAGTAAAAGCAGTCATATTAAAATACATGACAGTTCTTGTTTTTGTAACAGTACCAAAAGCAATATTTTGTGACAAAAATTTAATATATTGTTCATTAAAAGTTTCTTCATTTGTTATTTTTGAATCTAATTTTTTATCTTTTAAACAAATTGATCTAAAGTTATCAGATAATACTGAATACAAACCAATATAAAGTTGGTCTGGATTTTCATATCCAAACCTCGGTTTTATATTAAAATAAGGAGAAGTATTTGGAAAAGCGTTTTTTATAATTTGCCTGTTAAGATAGTCTTTCATTTCATTAAAAGCATCAGCAACAAAATCTAAAACTAAAATTTCCCCATCTTTGTTTCTTCCTATTGATTTAAAAAATGATGGATTATTTATTGGTACAATAACATCTGATTTTTTATCTACTAAACCATAAAAATTATTTTTTAAATATAAATCAGTAAAAGCCACATTTCTTAGTTTTGCTTCTGGCGGTGTGACAAATTCTATATATGATGAGGTAATAAAAGGAATAGTAGAATCTTCATAAAATTTTCTAGCTTCAAATAAAGAAGCAACGGAATTATTAGAATTTTTACTAAATATTGGTATTTGGCTAGAAACAAAAAAATTATATGATGACATATTTTAGCATCCTCCGCGCTGAACGTCAACTTCTCTTACCGTGGATGGTGGAGTTCCATCTACATACCCAGCTATAGCGCATCTGAGGGTAGTTTCAAAAATATTTTCATTTATCGTAGTTGATACATCAATTACCTGATAATAACCCCCAAGTCCCAATTTATTCTGTAAATTTATTGCAGCCTCTCTTGTAAAAAACAATGGTTCAACATAGATAAAATCACCAGGTCTGTAAATATTGTTTCCAAACATTACTATACTTGTATCATATACTTCTCTTAATCTACCTAAAGATTTATCACCAGTACTGCCTGCTGCTTTAGCTTCTTTATTAAACGGGGCATCCTGTTTTGAAAATGTAATTTTTTTAATTAAACCCTTGTCAGAACCTATGAAGAAATGATAAACTCCATTTCTTATGTCGTTTTGTTCAACACCATTTCCTTCAAAAATTTTTGATGGGAGTTGATTAGAGCAATACATTATAAAATAGTTTCCAAATGGTTGATTTAAATTATTTAATGTTGAATCATGAACTTTTATTTTATCTAATAAAGAATTATCTATTGTTCCATAAAAATTATCAGTAAAAGCGTTTCTTGATTCAAAAATTGGATCATTGACTCCCTTGAATGGTAATGTTATTGATAAGCTGGAAAGCCTAACAGCTTTATTTAAAACAGTTTTTCTACCAAAAACCGAAGGTGAAATTGATGGTATCACAACATCAGTCATGATATCATTTATTAAGTTAGTTAATGGATAGGAAGTTCTTCTTGGTTTTATAATTTTTTCAATCATAAATCCCTGCAACATCTCTACAGAAATGGGAATATCGGCAATATTTAAATCTAAAGTTGTATATTCCGCATCAGTAGCAAAAGGAGAAAGAGTTTTATCTTCTAGACTTTTTTGCGCTAGATCTCCTGCTGGTGCTACTGGGATCTCTATCCTAAAATTACTTAAAATAATCCTAGGTCTATCCATCGCGTCAACGGTTATTACATTGGACGCAAAAACATCAATAATATCTCCAAGGAAGACAAATTTAATTTTATATTTTCCATCTTCATCGCTAAATGAAGTTTTTGATTTTTTACCTATTTCTTCTGCAAATTTTTCACCAGCTTTTCTTGCGGTTGGGCTAGTAAAAACACCATCTGCCGTAGAACCAGCAAGAGGTATGTCGCTCTCTGTTATGCTGTCAACGGTAAAAGTTTTTTTAACATCTTCGCTTCTTGCTGATTTTATATTTTTTATTCTTAATTGATTTGGATTTTCTAAAACCTCGTCACTACCAATAGATGGTTTTGCGCCAATTGCGTATTGGTCAAACATAGCACTATAAATTTTTGGTTTCATGCCGCTTGGACCATCTGTTACACCAACAAGCATCCTAAATAATTCTTGATAAAATATATTTTTATTATTTTCTAATTGTGTTTTTTGCTGCTCTAACGCAGTATCAATTTTCTTTTGTTCATTATCTACTCTTTTTTGCCTTTGATCTTCACTTATGCTACAATCTTTTTTAATTTCTTCTATTCTTGCTTTTTCGGCATAAGCAGAACTATCAAATTTTTCTTGTTCTTCTTTTAATTTACCCCAGTCTTTTCCTATAGCAAGCGCATTAATATTATTCATTATGCTCGTCATAGCTGCAATAAATTGTATCTTTAATATTACGGAGCCGTCTTCTTCGAATTGAATATCGTGGCTAAAAGGATTTAAATAAAGTATAAGTTTTGCTGATTTTATAGCTTTTTTAAGCTTTTCTGCTACTTCTGGTTTATCCGCATATATTTTTTCAATTATATCATATGAATCAGAATATCCTAAAATAATTTTTAGCCTGAAGTATCTTTCATTATAAACAGGTTTTCCATCTGTACTTTTTGTCTCAAAATTCATTGGGCTGTCTATTGCAAGGTCTGAATAGCTAAAAGAAAACCCAGCTGGCTCTGAAGTATCAGGATCCATAGTTGGCTCTGAATCTGGTTCATAATCAAAATTTTTGTCTTTTTTATTAAAATATATTCTTTTAACCAAATCTCGTACATCCTGAAAATACAACTCTAATTCAGCTTCTATGTTTGTATTTACTTCAGCTGGGTTGGTTCCGACAAATTTATATCTAAAAGATCTTATACCAACTCCATGCATTCTTCCATCGCCGCTTAATATTTCATTAAGAGTATTGTTGACGTAAGGGGATGTTTGGTTTGAATATGGAGTTGGGATATCATCAAAAGGAACTCTCCAAGAAAAACCTCTAGAGTTCGATTCTTTTTTTGGATAAAATACTTTATAAATTTCTATACTTGGAACAAGAGCTGAAAGGGAGGCATTGTCAACTTCAGAAAAAATATACTGTATACTTTCGTTTCTATATAAATTATTTGTTAAAGCAATATGACTTCCTGGTGATCCTCTAAATGTAGCAAAATGTTTATATTCTTTTTTTTCAATAGGACCACTATCTTTCGCCGCCGTACTTTTAATTAATTGATCAGCATTAATCATCAAAGCGACTTGTTCGTTTAAACGAAGTCGTTCTGCTGCTAATTCGTCGCTTGCTTCTGCTTCAGCCGCTACTTGTGCTGGTGATTTATCTGCCATTTAAATATTAGCCTTTCATTATATTTAGTACTTGTTGTAACGGTGTTGGTATTAGTATTATATCACCAATTTTTAAATGGGATTCAGTCGGTTTATTATTAAATTTTGCAATAACCCACCAATCTTTTGGATCTCCATAATATTTTGATGCTAATTTATAGTATTTGTCGCCAGTTTTCCAAATATGCTGCTGTAAGGAAATTTTTGAAATATTATCTTTATTTGGAAATTCAAATTTAGGCGTTTCGTATTGATTTATATGTTTTACGTTTCTTTCAAAAAAGATGTCCTCATACATTTCTTTGTCGTTTAACAAAATTCTTCTATTTAAGTATCTTTCTATCATTTTATGATCCTCGTTTTATTTTTAAGGAGGTACTGTTGTTGGTATTGCCGCTAAGAAGCGTTGTTGTTGTTCTGTTGTAGGTAGAGGCACAAAAGCACTGCCAGCTGTACCAGCTGGGACGCTTGCTAGAGCAACAAGTGTTGCCTCTCCAGCTCTAGTCCTTGGTGGGGATGGTGTCGGTGGCGGCGGTGCTGGCGTGTATCTAGTATCAAATGAGTGTGCAAATGCCTGCGAATTGTCTTCCAATCTAGTAACTCTAACACCATTTGGTCTTGTTGTATTGCCTAATGCATGTTCATGAATAACATTGAAAGTAAAATTAACTTTAAATAATTTTGGATATACGATTGAACCTTCAACGAAAACACCACTATCAAGTTCAGGTTTAAAATTAAAACCATCAATCCATCCTAATAAACCAGACACTGATGGATTGTTTTCTTCTACGTTTTTTGTTACATTTGCTATTAAATTAGCAAATTTTATTTTAAACAATGGAGGCGACCCAATCAAAGCAGACCCTACTACGCCTTCCCTGTAATTATAAACTGGGTAAAGTGATTTAATTAATAAATCTGCTCTTGAAGTATTAGAAGCTGCTTCGTTTTTATTTTGGCTAGGAACATCAAATCCAAGAGTGATTTTTCGAACTGTATTTTTATAAGTAAATATTGGATCCATTCTACCATAAATATCTTGAGGCGTCCAGTTAGATTGATACTGATCGCTATAATCAGTTAGATATGCTTTAAAATTAAAAAAAGAATTTGTAGAAAATGAATAAAAATATATTTCATTTACACCACTGTCTAAATTAGTATTTGGTACGGTGTTGTTAATTTCTGAAAATTCTGGTATTCTTACGGATGGTTGATCTGCCATTTGTTATCCTCTGACTGCCCTTCTAAACGATCTTGGACCGCTTAATAATCCATTAACGCTCTTTCCGCCACCATTGATTGCTTCTGCGAAATCATTACCAGATATAACAAGTTTAATTGGTGTTCCTTCTCCTTGTCCTTCTTCGGCTGATTTGTTTTGCTCCCCAATCACTTGTTTTAGCGCTGCAACAAGAGCATCCTTATCTGCATCTTTTGAATCTGCCTGGAATTTATAATATTCTTTTACCGCGCCTATAAAGTCTTTTGTTGGTTTTATGTTATCCTCTGTTATTGTTTTTGCAGTCGTTAAAGTTTCGTTTAACGTGCTTAACGCTACAGTCTTTCCTTCTGGTATTTCGTCTAAAGCGGCTGCTAATAATAATATAGCAGTAGTCATCATGCCCAAGCCAGAAACAAATGCAATCATTCCAAATCCAGTTGCTCCAGCAGCACCAAGAGCCATAATTCCTAACATTGAAATAGTTAAAATTCCAAATGAGGCTGCTAATTTTAGCATTGCTGTTGGAAGTCCGTCCGCGATATTTTTTAATTGTCCTAAGAAACTTACTAGTTTTTCTAATGCAACAGAAATTATTAAAAGACCAGCACTTATACCAACAATACCGACAGATAATAATAAGAATGCGGCTGATAAAACTAAAATCCCAGGGGACGCGACCGAAAGAGCAAATAATGCTGGTGTCATTAAATATAATAATCCAACAAACGCTAGACCGCCTTTTAATATTTTTTCATCTGTTAATTTTTGAAACGATTCTATAATTGTTTTTATTCCAACTGATGCTATTGTAATTGCAGCTCCAATAACTACAAAAGCGGCAGACATGACCAACAATGATACCGATAATACGCTAACTCCAACTGATAATAGTAATATTGCTGGTGAAAGTAAGGCTAATGTTGTTAACGCTGGAACTAGCGCATATAGTGTACCAACAAAACCAATCATTCCAGCTAAAACTTTAGGATCTGCTAATACTCCAAAAGAAGTAACCAATAAAGATAAGCCAGCTGCTGCAATACCTATACCAACGCCCATCATAAGGAACGCCGCCCCTAATGCTAATAAAGGTATAGTAGCTGCGCTGCCAGCTATTGTGATCAAAATTAATGGCGCTACCATCATCACCATTAATGCTATTACTGCTCCAAGAGCAGCAAGCGCTTGTTCGCCAGATAGTTGGCTAAAGGCTTCAACTAATTTAGCCAAACCTAAAGCTGCAATACCAACGCCGATACCCATCATTAGGAACGCTGCTCCAACTTTTAATAATGAATTAGCAGAAGCATCCGACGCCCTACCTATCATAAAGAAAATTGGTGGCAATAGACCTAAAGCAATATATAAAGGTGGTGAATGTGGTTTTATTAGCCATTCATAAACCATATAAAGAGCAGAAGCAAAAAGAATAATTAATCCAATTACGCCACTTTGCATGGCAATATTCATGCCTCTAAAGGCAACTATCATAGCACCAATACCAGAAACAACAGCGGAGATAACTCCGCTAAGACCCATGGCTCTCAAGGAGGCAATAAATGCAAGCGTAGCTGGTATTGCACTGGCTAGCAGTGTGGTAGCATAGCTATACAAAGCAACTACAGCATTTACAGTAAGTGTAGCCGCGAGAGAAATAATATTTATAGTCGCAGTTATCATTTGCCCTATAAATCTTATAGTTGAAAGAATTGCCGCATTCATTTGCACGTTGTATACTATTAAAGCATAAGACACAACACCGAGCGCAATTCTCCATAATCCAACGGCGTCTACTATTTTTCCTATTATTTCATAAAAAAATTCACCAACCGCTATAATTGGTTTAATAGCAAAATTTAGTAAAAACATTATTCCATCTGATAGCATTGCAACAACATTAATAAGAATTTTAAAAATTTCTACAACTGGTCTTACGGCTATAAGCAATAAATTAAATATATTTTTTAATTGTTCCATAACATCCGTTGCTTCTCTTTGTGCTTTAGCCATCTCTTCTTCGGTTGCAGAACGCTTACGCATATCAGTCTCTAATTCAGTAGACGTTTTGCCAAATAGTTTACTTGCTTCGTTTAAGTCTTGAATACCGAGGCTTGTTGCAATTGCTTTTTTCTCATATTTTGATAGCGAATCAAAATTTTTCCCGCTTTCTTCAAAAGATTTCTTTAATAGAACAACACGCTCGCTCTCAGTTGCATTTAACATCTCGACTGAATTTAGGAAATTACCACCTAAAATAGCGTTATAACGGCCAGCGGCTCTTGCAGAGCTTTCAAAAGTATCAAACTGATCTCCAACTATTTGGTTTAATGATGATAAATCCATTCCCAAGCTTTTTGCTTGTTTTTGCATGTCGATATAAATTTGGATACCTTGTTTACCATATTGTTGAATTTTGGATATATTTGCACCAAACTCTTCTGCCATTTTGCTTGGAGCAATACCAGCACCAATTGCTGCTCTAGCAATTTCTTCGTTGGTTTTAATTGCTTCATCCGAAGACATCTTTAAGCCTTTTGTTAAGATGTCTAAGTTTTTACCAGTTACACCAGCAGCGATTCCAATATTGCCTAATTTTGTTGCAGAAACTGCTAGTCTTTCCTGAACTTCTACGTTCAAGTCAGAAAATGAACTCATACTTGTATAAAGTTCAATAGCTGATTTATTTAATTTATCAAAACTAACACCAAATTGTGCAAATCCAATTCCAAAACTTGCAGTTCTTTCTGCAATACGCCCAGTAGTTTGAGCAAATTCCATATTAGATGAAAGAACTTGTTTGAAAAGATCTCCAATTCTTTCCATCACAGCTTCTTGAATACTAAGATTTCTACCAATACCAAATAGTTGTGTTATTTGGCTTGCATACCCACCAGTTACTTTATCAACCTTTCTAAACATTTCATCTTGTTGTTTGTTTGTTCTAATAATTGCTTCTAAGTGATTCTCCGCATTTTCAATCATATTTTTTTGAGCGTCGATGGCAAGTCTTGTTATGCCCTCCGTGTCTTTCATTGTTTGTAGTTTGAGTTGTTCAAGTTGTAATTGTAGCTCTGCTTGTTTTAAAATATCTTTTTCTGAAATGAGCTCTGCCTCTAAATCTTTTTTTTCTTGTTCCCTTGTTTCAGCTGCTAATTGTGCCAATCTCGCTTGTTCTCTTAAATTATCTACTCTTTGTTTATCGATAGAAGAAATGCTAGAAGCTAATGGCACAATTCTATTAAGATACTCTTCAATTGTTTCAGTTGCTCTTCTTACATCGCCAGTAATTGCAGCTATTTCGTCAATCTTTTGACGCGCCTGTTTTGATTCATCAGCCATTTATTTTACCTAAGTTACACTTCAATAAATAATTAGAGACAGAATAAAAAAAGAGCGGGCTTTATACCCGCTCTCTTCATTATTTCTTTGATGCTTTCTTCATTGCATCATTTTCTTCTTTTAACTGATCTACTAGTTTTTCTACAAACCATTTCCTAAGAGCAACTGGTAAGTTATAACTTTCAAAAAGTGAGAACCCACCATAATATTTCAAATAAAAAAATTGTTCATAAACACCCTGTTGATATTCATCATTTAGGCCAAAAAAAGTCTGCCGTCAGCGGAACCTCCAAAATTGTTTCAAATTCGCATTGTGAACATGAAAAATTTTGTTTCATATCAAATGGCACAACAATTTTTTGGTATTGGGTTCTTAAGAAACGTGAATCAACCGCTGGTAATGATGATAGCGCTACGTCAACTGTGCTTCTGGCTGTAACTCCCTGAATTGAAACAACCATCAATTTTAATTGATCTAAAAACATTGAGTCGTTTTGAGATTTCTTTTTAGCTTCGGTCATACTCATGATTGTTTTTTCATCACGGCCACTTAAAGCTCTACAAACAACAGTCCATTTTGTTTTTGGCAGAACAACAGTAAAAGTTCCATCTTCATGAATTTGGTGAAGAACTTCTTCTTCTGGTTCTTTTGGTACTTTTTCTAATAAATTAAATGCATATTTACTTTTTTGTGTGCATGATGGACAAGTAACAGATGTTGCGTATTCTGGGCCGTATGCAGCGATTCTTGCTGAGATAATAATAGCGTTGCGATCTTCTATCGTTAAAGAGTCGGTATCTATAGTTTTATCTGTTACAAGGGCTTGGATCAGTCGGTCAAGAACAACACCTTTTTTTAATAGGGTTTTTGACGTAAGCAAATCTTCTTCTTTTGCTGTCATTTGTTTGACTTCAACTGTATCCTTGCCTCTTAGTGGATGTCCAGCAGGATAAAATTTACCTTTTGACGGCAAATCAACAAATTCCGTTGGAACCATAAATTCCAGCGGAGTTCCTTGAGGTTGCATTTGTTGTTGGATTATTTGTTGAACTGGTGACGCATCTTGCAATAATGGATTTGCTCCAAAACGTTCTTCATTATTTCTCATATATACCTACGCTTTCTTTTTAAAATTATTACTATTTTATAAGTTTAGCATAATCATAGTTAATATTTAAGCTTACGTCCATTATTCCTTCATTTTCGTAACTAAGATTACCATAAGTAACACTAGCAATTAATGGATTATATATTAACCAGAGTTCTAATCTTTTTCCATCTTCATCTATTTGATAAAGTTCAAAATTTACACCTATATTATTTTTTTGTATTTCTTGATGACTAAAATTTGGATCATTATAACCAAATTTAGAAACAAAATTTTCTACCGTTTCGTTTACACTACCAACTATTTTTCCATCAGCGCTTGTGCTAACAACAGAAGCTATTTTAACATCAATTGGCTTCCATTTTAAAAGACCAGGAAATTTTATTGTATGTGTTAATAGTCTGTGCTCTGTTATGTTTATTTCATACTCTGGCTTTTTACATTCTTTTAATGCAAACGTATAAACGTCTAAATCAGCATCGTTGAATTTTAAATACCAACGATGCTGACGTAGGGGTTCTTTAAATTTTGGATCTGTCCAAAAAGACATTATATAATATTATAATTATGGTACTATTTTATTACCATTTGGAGAATTACCTGGAGCTTTATCATTAGGATTTGGATCTGTTGCAGATGCCAACTCAGCCCAATCGTATTTTACAGTTGTTTGAATTTCAACAATGTCTTCATTGGCGTAGTCTAAATCACCAAATTGTACCGAGGTAAAAAATGGCCTATGAATTTTCCATTTTTCATTTGTTGCACCGTCTGGATCTATACAGAAAATTTCAAACTCTCCAAGCGCACTAACAAATTTTTCTTTTCCAATTGTAGACCGCTCGACGCCGCCGTTCGCCGCCGATGGTACACCATATCCAGCCTGTTTAAGCAAAGCCATTAATTTTTTAGAAGCATTTGGTTGCGTAACCGCAGCAAAACTCATGCTAATATCTTCCCACTCTAATCTACCTGGGTAATTGAAAAAATGATTTAAATATTTATGTTGTACAGAACCAATTTTTGCTTTTGGTCTACTTACTTTTTTTAAAGCAAAAACCATGTCTTGTAAATTTTTACCAGACCCAAAATCTACATACCATCTATGTTGTCTGATAGGCTCTGATCCAACTTGACTCCAAAATGCCATATTTTTATTCTCCTAAAATTTGGGTACTACTTTTACATAGTACCCAAATTAATTTTTTCTTTTTTAATCGTTAAATGATGCACCAGTATTCGTAATCACGAAATCAATTGCAATAAATTCAATTGCGCGTGTTGGCTTCAATAGAATCTTAGCATATACAATGTTACGATCAACAAGTTCTGGCGTTGTTGTTGTTTCGTCTAAGATTAGTCTATAATCGCTCAAACCAAATCTTGATTTAACACTCGCTAGGAATGGCTCTGCTAAATTAGTAAAGCCCTTCCAAGTTGTTTGGATATTTGGATCAAACAATACGCCCGAAGCAAATCTGCTAATTTCTTTCTTCAAGTAAATCATCAAACGGCGAACATTGATGCGATCCAATGCACTTGGAGTTACTTGTAGTGTCTTTTGTCCAAAGATAACAATTCCTTCACTTGGGAATGTTGCAATTGGATTGATGTTTGCTTCGTATAGAGCATCACGATCTTTTGAAGATAATCTTAGAGCAGTTTGTAGAACTGGTAATCCTGCTGAACCTTCTGTTAATCCACCGCGATTAAATCCTGCTGGAGCAAACCATAATTCTGTTCTGCGTTGTGAACTTGAGAATGTTCCTAAAGCAGCAACTGATGGTGGAACCCAAACAGTATTGTTGTTTAAGTTGTCGCGAACTAGTACCCATGGGAAAAATGCACAACCATAGCTACTATTAATTGCACGGTTCTTTAGATTTGCAATTGCATCAGCTACAACTGGCTTACGAGCAGAAGCTTTTGTAGTAGCTGATTCTTTACCTTCTTCTGGGACGTAATCGCCCTTTAGATCGATAATTGCTAATGCGTCACCGCGAGCTTCACATTTATCAAGCAACATTCCCGTGATTGCTTCGTTATCAACACCTGGAATTGTTGCAAGATTCATTTCAACAACTTCTGGGTCTGCAATTGATTCAACCGCTACTTTTAGGCTGTTGTATGCATAGCTTGTTAGTTGTGTTTCATCAGCTAGAACTCTTCTGTTGAATGGATCTTTTTCTGTAATATCTACACCGTCTGATCCGTTAACCAATGGCATTGTAAACTTATTGAAAGTTGACAAAACCAATCTTGATCCGTTTGATGATGTTAATAGATTGCCATTATAGCTAGTTAATGATTTACCAGAAGCTCTATTACCTTCTGCCCAATAAGCACCACCAGAGGCAACTAAGGTTGAACCGCTGACAGAACCACTTACGTCATCTAATGTAAATAAGAAAGATGGTTTTGTAACTGACCAGCTTTTTGGATATGGTCTTAAATAATCAACCAAATCTTTATTGTGTTTTTTAACTGTACCGTAGTTTGTCTTTAGGCCCCAATAAATAGAAGATAAACCAGGAACTGGGGTTTGTGAGGCGCTTTCTAGTAATGGTAATGTTGGCAAAGCAAAGCTTGCAGTAAACAAAGAGTTGCCTGATACCGCAGTATCGTAGAAGAAGCCAGTAACTCCAGCTGCAACTTCAGAGTTATTTCCAGAAACAGCGACTTCTGGTAATTGAGCTGGTCCATAGAAACCAAATGGCACTAAGTCTGTATCAACTAAACCATTTTCTACATCTTGGTTCATTTCTACACGAATAAATTTTGATTTATTATCATATGTTCCATATTCTTCAAACAATTGTTTTTCATAGTTCCATTCTGTATATTTATCACCAATTGCTTTAGCAATAAAGCTTTCAGATGAAGGATCTAGAGAAACATTTGTGAATCTTTCTAGATATTGAGGTGTTAAATCATTATCATCTAATTTTCTGACGGAAACTGTAAACGAACCATATTTTACATATTCATTTGGTGGCTCTTTAATGTCTTCAATTGAAATTTTAACATTTTGGCTATTCCATTCGCCTTCTGTTAAACCAACAAATTTAAACAATTTTTGAACTGGGTATTCGCCAGTTGTTCCATCTTTTACAAACGCTGAACCAGTTCCTTTGTGTTGGCTTACAACCCAACCGCTTGAAGCATCTTCTGCTTCAACTAAATGATTAGCAAAATCTACTGTATTATTATCCAATCTTAGAAGAATACCAGCAAAATTTTGTGAACCAGTAAAGCTTGGTATATTTTCTTCTACCCAAGTTCTAAATGTTTCACCTAAGAAATAATCTTCTTTGGCTTCAACAATTTTATCATTTGTAAATACTGGATTTGTGTTTAAAGCTGTTCTAATATAATTTTTTGAATTTGTGTCAAAATTGACTGTTTTTAGTGATGCACCACCGACAGTATTATCGTGAACACTTAATTTAAATTCTAAGTTTGGTCCATTGGCGCGGACCCATTTACCTTTTTGAGCGGAAATTGTTTCTAATGCTCCGCTTAATGGCTTTCCAGTTAGACCGTAGTCAGCAACACCATTAGTATAAACAACGGCAGCAAGCGATGCAGTAACTTTGCCGTCAGTTGCGAAAACATTTGCTGCGCTTTGTGAAATTGGCATAACAAACAAGCCATAAGCGTTTTGTGTTGACCAACCAGCAGCACCAGCAGCAGCTGTTTCTCCAGAATCTGGATTTTTATAACCAGCCAAGCGTACAAATGTAACTGGTGAAGAGTTTCTTAAATAAGCTTGTGCAGCATAAGCAGCATATGTTGGAGCGGTTTTATTTCCCTCTCTCCAAACATCGCCACCAATACCACCAGCAACTGGTTCACCGAAAACTTCTACGAAATCTGAGAAAGAATTAACCTTTACTGGACGCATAACTGGTCCGCGTAAAGAACGTCCAATAATTACTGGACCGATTGCATCTGGTAGTCTAGGAATTTGTGAATTATCAATTTCTTGAACTTGAACACCAGGACTTACAAATCTAAATTTATCAATTGGCATTATCTATTTCTCCTTGGGAGCCTGAAATAAAAGAATTTTTATTTATTATAAATAGTAGACCACCCTTTGAAATGTCATTTTACTTTGAATTAAAAACAGATTCCCTTGCTTTAATACATTTTGCAATAATTTCAAATTTATGGTCTATTTGGCCGAACAATCTTTTGGCTTCATTTAAAGTAACTATTTCATAAAAAGTGTCGCCGTAAGCAACAAAATCGCCCTCTCTAACAAAAAGATTTTGATCTTCCGTTAATCTTCTTCTGTGAAAATTTACTGTTATAGAAGTAACACGATCAATACCAAAAACCTCAGTTGAAGTTTTTGATCCTTCCCACTCAATAAGAGCTTGAACTTTTATTGGAGCAAGGAATGTTTTTTGAACTGCCTCGCCATATACTGGATGGTAGCTCGTTGTATCTCTATCAATTGGATAATATACTATTGTTTGACCGATAACACGTTCTATTATCTCGTCATTAATTTGTTTTACTAGATTTCTCTCTTTTTCACCAAGAAAAAGTGGAGGCGGTGGAGAATCTGGCGGTAGTTGAGCTATATTTGCATCTTTTTTCTTTCTTGGCATTTATTATCCTACAAATATTAGTGAAGGGAAAAATGTTTGTGTTTTGCTTGTATCTTCCATTATCTTGGCACCATCTTCGCCTATCTTTGCATAAGTCATTTCAGCTAATAACGTTTTTAATTCTTCTCTTAACTCTTTTTGTTCTTCTTTACCTTCACTTATTAATTTATCACCATTAAGAGTAACACTTTCGCCTGGAATTGGCACATTATTAAATTTGCTACGAACTTGTCCCAACATTTCTTTGCAAAGCGCTAAAGCAAAACGACGAATCCATTGTTTACCAATGCTATTAATTTTATCAAATGGCAAATTTTGTAATGGTATGCTATTCATATTATTAATACCATCAATACCACTTTTTATATCTGTTCTTGTTTCTTTCCAAGCATCGCTTGGAACTGTAAATTCAATCCAATACTGAGAAGGACTTGCAGCATTAGGCACTGGGAATAATCTTAATTTGTTATCTCTTATTTGATAAGACCAGTCGGAAACTCTTGTTTTAATAGCATCTTCATAAGCCATAGCTTGCAATTTGTTTTGCCAAGCAGGAATTATTTCAAATGTGCTGTCATCGGCATACTGGCCGTATGTACTTAAGTTGCCTACAACGTTAAGACCACCAAAATAACCATAGAAATTCCAAGATGCTCCAGGTGTTTTATAATAAACTCTTCGTATTACAATTCTTTTATTATCTACATTCCAACCATTTGCTTCACTAGCGCCGCTTATTATTGTTTGTAAATCATAATCCTGTTGTGTAGGGACCATTTCAAACGAAGCTGAATAAATTGGCTCGACACCATTCAACAAAGCTTCACCACTAGCGGCATATGCAACATTTTTTGCATAGCTAAAAGACATTTTTGGAAATGCTAAATTAGCATTTTTTGTTGCAGCATCCGAACCAGTTAATTGCCCATCATTATTAAATGTTCCAGTTGTTTGTCCAAGAACAAATGGTAATAAATTTTTTGATTGATGCAAATTTAAAAGATATGAATATTCTAGCGTTGCTTCTTCATATGCTGAATAAACGTTACCTTCGACTAGCTCAATGTCAAGTACATCGCCGCCTAATCTTTTATAAACAAATGCAACTTGTTCTGCCGCACCAGTTTTAAACATGCTTATTTGCTCTTGACTCCAGTAATTTGAATCAAGATAAATGCCAAAAGGTAAAATATTTGTACTAACATTAGTAGTATTACCAGTTATTGGTAATATTACTTTGCTCATTTGTGATAAAGGAGAAAACTCTGGCAACGCCATCTAATTTATTTTCCTTTTTATCTTTTAATAATTCCAGATAATAATAACATCTTGTTCAGAATTTTTTTGCTTTCTTGAAGATTAGCAGAGCCTATTTTATCTTCTTTTTCTTTTACTTTGTCTATTATAAAACGCTTCATGGCGTTTGCAATTTGTGTAGCCAAACTTTCTTTTTCATTTTGACTAAGCGTTAATTTTTTTTCATCAAAAGATTTTATTAAATTTGCTACAAATTCTTGAAACCCTTCCAATTTTTCGGCTGTCGCAAATTTTGGTTTTCCTTCACCAAGTATTTGTGCATCAATACCATATTTTTTAATATAATCTTTTATGTATGGAATGGCTATATTTACAGCTTGCTGCGCTTGAGCAGCCTGTTTGTTTTTATTTTTATTTTTTAAGGTAGATTGAATTGAACTTATCATTTGGTTAACAAGCTGTGCTTTTTCAAATTTTAATGGTTCATTTAGTACTGCCTGCTTTTCTTCACCACCCTTATCTGGTATAACATCTCCTAAATTGTCAGATCCAGAAGAAGCTGGTGCTGGAGTAGGTGAAGGCTGGGTGGTAGCAGCTGGTTTGGCAGCAGGAGCAGCGGCATCGCCTCCAACACGCCCGTCAGCACGGGATACAGCCTTAGCAGCATTAGCTGCATCGGACTTTGGAGCAGTTTTTGGATTAGTAATAAATTTTTGGTTAGGATCGCCAGCATTTCCTATGTTCATAACTCTACTAAATGTAGATTTAACGGCAGATCTTATTTTTTCTAAATCGGCTGGGCTATAAACTTTACTTAAGTTAACTGCGGGGCTATTCATAATATTTAAAACAGTGAACATAAGACCCTCTTGGCCTCTTTGTTGTCCTTTTGGACCTTTCATTTTAAAAAGAATATCCATCAATTGATACTCTGTACTTTGTATGCCCTGTACTTGCTCTTCTAGCATTCTCATGCTTTTAAAAGCTTTTTGTAGTTGTGCTGGATCTTTAAATTTTGTCTTTGCAACAGCAACATACGCTTCTTGGAAATCTTTTAATGTTATTTTTGCCAAAACATCATTTAATTGTTTTTTTATTTGTAGATCAAGGATTTTTATTGCATTTTCTGGTGTTGTAGCAGTAATTTCGTTTAATTGTTTTGCAGCACCAGTTGCAGGAGCGGCAGCTGGAGCAGTAGGGGTAGGAGCAGCGGGGGCTGGAGCTGGGGTTGTTTGAGCTGGCGCAGCTGGTTTTGGCGCAGCTGGTTGTTGAGCATTAGGCGCTGGGGTTGGTTTTACTCTAGAAAAGATGCCAGTAATAATTTCAGCAACATTATTAACTACAGCGGCTGTATTTTGTTTAAATACTTGAAATCTTTGTTCCATCTTTTTAGGATCAATACTTTTTACCGCATCTTCTACTGATGGTCCAGTTGGGGCTGTTGGAGCCGTTGGTGCTTGTGGATTTTCTGCTCCTTCGCTATCGCCGCTATCGTCAGCTTTAACACCATTATCTTCAAGACCGTCTAAACCTAGCAAAAATGTATCAATTCTTTTTTGCTTCATACCAAAAGCTTCTTTTAGTCTAGCTTCACTAAGCGGATCTAAAATGTTTTCTTTGATATATAAGAATATTTTTTTGATACCTGCAATATAAAGATTTGCAGAGGCAGTATCAATTGTTTTATTACCATTTGCTTCTTTTACGTCCTCTATTCTAGTATTTGCATATTGGATAAGAGAGTTTAAATCGCCTTGTTTTCCACCAACCCATCCATAAGCAGCAATATCTTTTCTAAAAAAATCAAATAATGGCGTATCTCTCTTAGCGTCACCTTTATAAATTACATCTTTAAATTTTTGAGAAATTTTACGGTCTAAAGACATTAATTCATTTGATAGTTTTTGCCTTTGTGGACTTCCCTCTTCACCTTTTGGATTTGAACCAAAACCTAAAAAAGCTTCTTTTACTGTCTTGTTAATAATTTTAACTTTCATAGCTTTCTCCTAATTTTCCTTAAATATTATGAGATAAATAGTTTTATGTTAAAGTTAAAGCAAATAAAAACCCCGCCAGTCTTGCGATTGACAGGGTTTATAAAATAAATATAAATAATATTTTAATCTACATCAATGATTCTTTTTAATTCTACTTCATAAATACGTGTTGAGGCATCTTGATCTTTTCTAACAAAATTTTCTGCTGATTTTTGATCAGTAAAAATTTTAGCAACAGTTGAATCACCATAACCTTTATAAACAATATAGTCAATATCGCCAATTTTTGGATCTCCACTGGAATCGCTCATATATGATGGCATAGCTTCTTTTAATTCTTTTTCTATCATCTCTTTTAAAATATTTTTTGTAATTTTCATATTTTTCTCCCAGAATAGGATAAATAGTTTCTACAAAAACAAAACCCCCAGTTTTTAAGCTGGGGGCGGTTTTTCAACCTTTAATTTGTTTAGCTAAGATTAGCCTAATAGATCTGTTACGACAACCAAGCCGTACATATCTGGGCGAACCATCGCCTTACCATAACGAGTCATAACAGCCTTACGTGGTACGAAGGTGTCTGGATCGAAGATGGTTGGTGTTGATTGTAGTGGAACGTATGGAGCATATACATAGCCGCTTTCTAGGAAGCTGCTGCCCTTACGGCCAACTAGGATTACGTTACGTAAGAAGTATGGGTGAACAATAACATCCCACTTCTTGTTTAGATCGCCAACTTTAACAGCACCAACTGTACCTTTTTCTGCGTCAGCAGTTACTGAAGCGCGGAATCCGCTGGTGAATTCAAGGATGTTGGCAACTTCTGGACCGCAAACTAGGAAGTTTGCACCACCACGTAGGGTCTTTCTGTGGATTAGAGCTGAAACGTCGTTGATTGTTTCAACTAGTGTTTCATACCACATTGAGACGTTACCTGTGAAGTCAGCTGCTCCTGATGGTAATGCTGCACCAGTTTCGCGATTAACGAATTTACCTGGACGGCGTGACCAGTATTTGATACCAGCTGTTTGTCCTTTGACTAGATCGTTCATGATTTCTTGATCGATTTCAAGACCGATTTGTTCTGACAACATTGAGGTCAATTCAACTTCTGCATCCAAATTGTGGTATGCATTTAGATCTTGACCTAATTCTGGTGTCCAGCTAGCCTTTAACTTGCGTGTACGAGCAGTAATTGAGAATGAATCAACTTTTAATTCAATTTCTGGAATTGCTGCTGAACCTTCAAAGGTCCATGGAGCTGCACCAACGACAGCGCCAAGTGCTGAATCGCCAACTGATGACAAATTATCCTTAATTGGATATGAAACAACTACGTGCTTACCGTTACCTGTTGCTAATGCACAAGCACCAGAGCTACCAGCTGCGATAACAACCTTGATCTTGCTGTTTGCTTTATCAACTTCTGTTAATCTACGGATAACTGTGAAGCTTTGTGATGTTAAAACTGATCCAGTTACATCGCCAGCGCCGTTTGAAGTATCTAGTGTTCCAGAGTTAACTTGTGCTAACGATAGAGCAAAGATATCTTGTTCAGCAATTAGTGATGGATAGGTTAATGAAGAGAAAGGAATTGTAAGAACAGCTGCGTGTGTATAAGCTGAACCTGAAACTAGATCCGCATCCCAGCGAATTTTTTTAGCTTGTGCGTCAGTTGCAGCTGTAAGTGAGAACGCTGCTTCATCAACGGTTACTTGTGATGATGTAAATACGTTGTACCAACGTGAGGTATTATAACCATTTGCTAAGTTATAGAAACCTTTTTCTGATTGAGCGCCATCAACACGGACACCGCCAGTGATTTGTACGCCCAAACGATCACCAAAGAATGATTCGTCTTGTGAAAATACGCGATCACCATTTGTATTGTAGTTACCAACGTCTGTACCGCGCTTGAAATCCATGAAGAATACAAGGCCTGATGGTAGGCTCATTGGTTGTACTGATACTAGATCGTTTGCAATTAGACCAGCAAATACACGACGGACGATTGGGAACGCAACAGCGGCAAAACCTTGTACGTCACCACCAGCCATTGTGGTTGATTCTTTTAGTAGTTCTTTAGCTTGGTTCTCTAATAGAACTGCCATTGTGCTCTTTTGACGAGCAGTTTTTAGACCTTCTAGAAGTCCTGATTTTTCCCATTTGGAAACGACAGCTTCTGTTTCCTTTAACATGTTGCGTTCTACGACGCCTTCTGTTAGTTTTTCTAATACACTCATTTTTATTCTCCTGTAAATTTATATTTACGATTTATTTTTGAATTCCTGCTAATTGTTTCATGCGATCAGCGAACGAAAGTTCGACTGTTTGTTGTTTACGTGTTAAAAATGGCGAATTACCACGGATCAACGCTTCGCTTAGTGACTCTTTCGGTTTGTTGGATGAACCAACCCCCGACACCGCGCTTTGAAGCGTGTTATAGATGGTTTTTGCCTCTAAAACACTAGTAGATTTGGAAATGTTTTCAACAATTTGTTCTTTTTGTCGCTCATTCAAAGAGACATTTCCTAATACTTTGTTAGTATATAGTAATTTAGCGTTCGAAATGCTTAATTTTTCTACATTTTCTTTCAACGTTTCCAAGTGTGAATACATTTCTGCTAATTTTTCTTTTAAATCGTCATTTTCAGCGGCTAATAGAGTTCCAAGTTCAATAGCTTCATCTAATTTTAAATCAGACATAGCTTTTTCTTCTTCTTTTCTTGCTTCTTCTTGTTTATAATCTCTAGCAGCAGCAAATTCTAAGGCTCTTTGTTCTCTTTTTTCTTTTACAGTAGAACCCATGTGCCCATCACTTAAATTTTCTACATTAATATCTACTTTTAATTCTTCTGCTAGCTCTTTTAACTCACTAGCAGAAATTTCAATATTTTCTTCAACTTTTTTGCGAACACCATTTTTTACTTTTTTAGGATTTATTAATTTATCTTCATCAACGTCTTCTTCGATCTCTTCTTCATCCAAGGCCATAGTTTTCGTTGATTCGTTTGAGCCTCTTTCATCTGCTTCGCTCAAAACTTCATCAAATTCAAAAACATTTTCTTGCAAAGCATCTGCTTGTGGCTCTTCGGTTGGTTCTTGTAATGATTCTTCTTCGCCAGTTTCCGCAGGTTCTTCTTCTGCTGCCACTTCTGGTGCTAAAACTTCTGGTTGGTCTAATAAAGAATTAGATGCACCTAAAGAACCCGCTACTTGTTTTTTTAATTCATCAAAATCGATTGTAATTAATTTATTATCATCTTCAGAAGAATCTAAAAAAGAAGAAGGTACTTTTTTAAAAGCCTTTTCTTTATTATCAACATCCCCACCAGCGCCTAAGCCAGCTATAGGCATTGCCGCTGGTGTTGTTGAAGGAGTCGCTGGGGCGGCAATAGCTGGATCTTCTTGCTCTAGTAATTTTTCTACTGACTCTTTAAACTCTTTTGAATATTTTTCTATTAATGCAGCTTCCGCATTTTTCATTGCTACTTCCTTTAATGCAGCTGCGTCTATAATTGCTTGCTCTAACAAATTTGACATTTAGTTTCACTCCTGTAGACAGGAAAATATATTTTTAATAAATAGTGTTTGCTTATTTCAAATGTCTATTTATTCTTTTTTATCAATACTTTGATATTGATTTATTTTTTTCTTTTTTGATTTTAATGGTAAGTTACCATTCGTTTCTTCATTGTGTTTTTTAGCGTTCCTTTTATATCTTAATTTTTTTTCTCTCACCAAGATAGATTTTTTTGTAAATCTTCTTGAATAAGCGCTTTTTTCCGCTAAATATTGCAATAATGATTCCTTGCTGCATTCTTTTAAGAACTTTTTAATCAACTGATCGTTTGTTTCGTCAGTTGGTTTAACGTGTGAAGGTAATTTTACTTCCAAATGTGCTGCTCTTGCCATATTACACCTATTCTTTCTTGCCTTTTCCATTTAAGGCGGTTGAAAATGACTTCCATATTTGTTTATTTTGACCTAACAATCCAGAGATATCGACACCACTTCCTTGAATTCCTGGTACTACTGCCATTTCTGGGTTTATTGATTCTGCGATTTGTTGCCCATCACCTTCAATTGGTGTTGAACCAGCAAAAGGGTCAAATCCGTTCATTGAAATTTTTTGTAGCAGTTGTTTTTTTGCCTCTTGAAGTTTGTTTGTCTTATTTGGTTGAGTATTTTTCATAAAACTAACTTCTTTAGCTTCATAGGCTTCTTCTTCTTTGCTTTCCTTAACAACTTCACGACTTTTTGCGTTAATAGATTCTTCTATAAGCTTGTTCAAACCTTGTTCATAAAGAATTTCTGTTAAACATTCTTTAATTAGTGGCTTTATTACTTTTTTAAGACTATTTTTATCCATATTAACCTCGTAAAATATTATTGTATCATATTATGAAAACAATGTACTCCAAGTTATACCAGAACTGCTGCTTACTGCATGGAATGCTTCATGACCATTTCCAGCAACAGTGTGTGTACCTACAGCATCATTTATTTTTTGTCCGCTGTATGGGTGTATTGTTGCCTGTTGATTCTTTAAATTTTTCATAAATATTATAATACCATCATGATTAGTTATGTCTGGTAAACCGTAGTCTGCATTATTACCATCATTTAAATATACAACAGAAGATCCAGCAGAAGCGGATTGACCGCTTGCTGTTAAGAAATCATATGTATGTTTAATGTTTGGGCCAAGTATACCGTACAAACCATAACCAGAACCAATAAACGACCCTGTTCCTACTAAATTAACACCACCAGCAGAAATGTCTAAGTTGCCGCTATTGTTGCT